ATTTTCCCTCGGCAGGCCGCAATCCCCGCCCGATCTTCTGCACATGGCGCATCTCGCTCTTGGTCGGCTGGCAGTCGGAAATGCATCGAACGTCTTCATCGACTCCGCGAATCAGGCATCCCACCGATGCAATGCCCTTGACCGCCCCTGAGCGGAAGTCGCGGAACTCCCTGTCACGGTCTTCCCTGCTCATGGTCCCGTCGATGTAGCCGAACGGTATTCCCTGATTGCAGAAGGCGTCTCGCTGCTCCTGCGCGTGGCGCCGGTCAACGCAGAACATGAAGGTACGGTCTTGACCCCATCTCTGCTTCCAAGTCGCCACTACATCGCCCAGAATGCGTTTCTGCCGCATTGCCTCGGAAGAAGCCGCTTCGTTGAACTCCCCTGCGGTTACCTTGATCCGCGAGCGGTCAATCTCCTCTGAAGGCCCAAAGCCCCTGAATCCGCACAAGATGCCTTCTGAAATCAGTTCCTGAATGGTTGCGCCGATGATCAGCTTCGACCACTGCCTCCCCATTCCTTTTGCCCACGGCGTTGCGCTAAGGCCAATGATCACAACGTCTTTCCACGCATCGGAGGAAAGCATCTGGTAGAAAGACTTGAAGCCGACATGCACCTCGTCAACCATCACCAGGTTCACTTCTGGGAGTCTCCTGCGAACCAGTGTCTGCACGCTTGCAATCTGCACCTGAGCTTCCCAGTCCGTGCGCTCATGCTGCGCCTGGATCACGCCCACATCGTAGATTCCCACCCGCTCGAAGCTCCGCAGCGTCTGATCTACCAGCAGAGAATCAGGAACGGTGAACATCGGCCGTAAGCCCTTGGCGATCGACCCGGCGAACAGATGCCCTGCCAGCAGCGTCTTGCCTCCCCCCGTGGGAGCCTGAACAACGATCCGGCGATGCCCTTCCCTGATTGCCTGACGAATCAGGTCTACCGTTCTCGCCTGCCACTTTCGCATCGGCGGAAGGCTTATCTCATTGATTGGACGTTCTATCGAATACTGCATTTCCCATCCTTTATATTCAATGACTTAAATCCGACTGCTATTGAAGGTGGAAGAGGTATATAGCCATCCGCAGGACGCCAAAGATGCAGGCAATGAGGATGATTGTTCACCCATTCAGAACGTGGAGGATGAAGTTGCATCACCGCATCCTCGTCATTCCAGAAAATTCGCTTGATGAAGTCCATCTCCATCCATCGAGGGCAGCGATTCTTGCATGACACCGATACATGCTCCCATGGAATGTTTTCGTCAGCATCCCCTGGAGATGCAATCACCATCAAAGTCTCTCCGCATGGCCCAGGAATGCGAAACGCTCCAAAGTCATCTCCATTGTCCGATCCCCATGCACAGCTGCGAATCCTGCAATCATCAGGTCCAATTTTCATGCCCGTCTCCTGAAAGAATCCTGTTCGGTGCATGTAGACCAATGCGCCTTCGCCTCTGAATGATCGGAAGTCATTGGATTCATTGGAATTTTCTTTCCATTAGGCGTGATCCACCATTCGATATCGTCTCCGCATCCCCTGCACGTGGCATCGTTGTCAAACCGATACCCCATAGCCTTCATCTCATGAAAAGTCTTTGGGAATCCCATTAGAAGATCCTTTGCATTTTGAATTTGCCCACCACGATTTGCGTGTAAAGCTTGTCTGGGAATGGGGAGTTTGAAAGCTTCTCGAATACTTCCCTCGGCACTTCCCCCACCGATTCATAGCGGCGATGACCCTCTTTTGCCGCGAATACAACAGCAAGTTGTCCCTGCCGCCATCCCGCTCCGATGACATTCCTGCCCCTGCACGCCGTCATATTCCACGGAAGCAGGTACTGTCTTGAGTCTTTACTCCACAGATAACCCCTAGCCGCCGCTTCAGCCTGCGCGAAGTGCTTGAACTCCACGCCATGCTGTTGAACTAAAAGGGGCATTTGTTCATTCCACAGCTCCACGGTTGGAACCGCATCGAGCAGGGATTTCCACAGCGTTACCCTTTCCAGAGCCTCGTTCGTCGTCATGCAAACATTCCTTTCTGGTTGAGCAGACACACCTTCGGCTTTGGGGAAAAAATCGGGTTGCGCATCACAGTCCCGTTTGCTATGTCAGGAGCAGGCCAGATCGTTAATTCTGGCTGGTAGAGATCGCTATGTGGCTAGCGTTGCTCAGTCCCATCACTGTTGCTGCTTCCCTTCCACGCCGTCCCTTTCACCGCGTTTTCGCCGGTTGGCCCTCACGGACCAGGGAACGCGACCAAAGCCGCCCCTAGACCTTTCAGCCTAGGCTTAGAAAAGTCATTCGCGCTCGGAACTGTAAACCGCGCCAAGGGGCTTGATCGTGGAGAGCGAGATTTGATTTGCCGTTCTCTTCACTTTCACTTTCCTTAGGCAAGGCGAATGATAACAGAATTTGACATGCCACAAGAAACTTTTTTTGCATTTTGTGCTCTCATTGGGTAAGATGGTTTCAGGCGGGGGCTGCTCCCTCCCGTATGTTCTCTGGCGCGTCTCTTCCTTAGGCAAAGAAAGAAACTCTCCAAAGTCCTCGCCTGTTCCTCTAGTCAAGCCCTTGCGACCCCATCGCAGGGGCTTCGACGTTTTCTGGCATCTTCATCCGCAGACAAGCAGCCTTAGCCAGTTCAAACATTGCAACGCGCTCTTCGCACTTTTCCGAACCGTCATCGGGAAACTCGGATAAGTTGCTCTTGCGGATGCCGATCCTCTCCCACCCTTCCAGCGTGTTCCACAGGCATCCCATGCGAACCATGCGAGAGCCATCCTGAAAGAGGATTGCCCAAACTTCGTATGGGTACACGCTGGAAGAAAAGGTATGAAGGTTATGAATTTTTTCCCCGCGCAGGTAGGCATCGCGCAGATCGGCACCGATCAGGTTGGCACCGATCAGGTTGGCACCACTCAGGTTGGCACCGCGCAGATCGGCACCGATCAGGTTGGCACCGATCAGGTTGGCATCGCTCAGATCGGCATCGCGCAGATCGGCACCACTCAGGTTGGCACCGCTCAGATCGGCACAGCGCAGATAGACACCGCTCAGGTTGGCACCGATCAGGTAGGCATCGCTCAGGTTGGCACCACTCAGGTAGGCATCGCGCAGATCGGCACAGCGCAGATAGACACCGCTCAGATCGGCACCGCGCAGATCGGCACAGCGCAGGGATATTCCTGCTGCGATGGCTGCTTTCACAGTTTCAGCAACCGTTTCCGTATCCGAAGAAAAAATCGCATCTCCTCTAATGTTCTTCAGTTGCATCACAGACTCGCTTTCAGTTGCGCTTGAATCTTCGATCCTGGCAATGCCCCGTTGTGCATCTGTCGCATGTCCTCTACCAGTTCCAGCAACTCCTCGTTGAACTGCGCGATGCCTTGCTCCAGGCGATTGATGCGCTCTTCGTCGCGTTGCAGCCTGATTTGCAGGAAGCGCAGGTTCTCGGGAAACTCGGGGTAGCCTTCATCTGGCGCAGGGATGGCATAGCTGGCCCAGTCCCACCATTCCCGCTCGCAGCAAGCCATGCCCGATTCGCACTGGTAGACGTACTCCTCGGGGATCACCGCAAGCGCAAGGTCATTGCCTGTCAGCCCTGCTTTCTTGGCATTCCACCATTCGCGCAGATAGGTTGCATGAGTAGTCGGCAGTGGGCATTTGAACTCGCAGCCCCCGTTCGTGCCGACGAGCAGGTCAGGAGATGCGCCGAAGCGTTCCATCTTCGGATGAAGCACAAACCCCGTTGTTTCCCACTCTTCTACATCGTTCAGGAAAAGGTACTCGCTCCGTGCCTTGGGTTCGTACTCCGTGCCCTTGTCCATCGCCGCCGAGACGAAGTGCTCTGCTGGCATCCCCGTCACGATCTCCAGCGCGAGTTCCAGCTTGTATTTCTCCCGTGCCGCAGAAGAGGCAATGCGCTTGTCTCCGCGAGCCTTCGAACCATTCTCCACGAAGTCCATCGCCTTCCATGCTGAACTGCCGCCAACCTTGCCCAGCTTGGCTTTGAACCATTCATGCGTTCCCTGCTCTGTTGCTAAGACTCTCACCGCGCCTCCTCTTTCGTGAACCGCTTCTTGGCCGTCTCGTATGCCTTGAGGATCTGGATGGTTGCCGCGTCATCCTTGGCATCCCGCGCCTGCGCCGTGCCTTGCTTCCACGCATCCCGTGCTGCCTGGACCGTGCGTGAGGATGCAATCAGGTTCAGAACCGAAGCAAGCGAACTGGCATCCATCGGCGGAATCGCGTTTCCGTCCGTGTCCGTCTCCCCGATAGCCTTGGCAATGTTGAAGATGTCGCAGAGCAGGTAACGCCGTCCATAGGTATTGGCCGAAGCGTCACCATGCGTGGCACTCATCACTGCATTTCCCTTTGCGCCGATGTTGGGAGGAGTCACATCCTTGATGTACTCCCGCGTCACGCCTTCCCGCGAGACATAGGCAACTACGCGAATCTTCCCCTCGATAGGGCAGTCCCGCTCGCCAAAGGACAGCGAGAATCCTTCCGATGTGTAGACAGGCCGCACAACCGCATCCAGCGTCTCGTAACGCTGCCACCATGATTTCGTGTGTGCGTTCCACGCATCCGGCTTGATCTGCGGAATCGCTGCCTGGCAACGTGCCAGTGCGGAGTCGAAGTCGATCTTCGCCTGCCGTTCTTCGCGCTCCCATGCGAACTTCTCCATCTTGATCTGCAAATCAACGATGGACTGCGCCAAAGAAATCTGCGCCTGCGGATCGGTAGCAGAAGTAGCCATGCGGTCCAGAATCTCAAGAGCCGATGGTTGCCTAACTTCAATTGCGGTCATATTCGTCCTCTGCAAACGAATCTACACGCACAGCCAAAATAATGCAAGAAATAAATTGACATTCTTTTCAGCCTGTGCAATCGTTGTGTCATGGCACAGCGATACTACACCGAAGACGAGATGCGAAAGCGTTTCGATCAGCTTATAAATGGCCGCACGCAGCACAAGGTCGCGGCGGAAATCGGCATCAAGCGGCAGCAGGTCAACGCCATGATCAGGGGCGAGCAACTGTCTGCCAAGGTTCTGGCATGGATGGGATACCAGAAGGTGCAGGGCGTTTACGAGAAGGTGAAATGATGACTGATGACCTTAAGGAGCAACGGTGACGTCTGAGATCAAGGAAATACCTGGATTTTATGGATATGGCGCGAGTTCCGATGGTCACATCTGGAGCAGATGGAAACCAGGCAAGCATGGATTGGGAGAGCGGTGGATGCGACAGTTACATGGCCGACCAATCAAAGGATATCTGCGCGTCGGATTTAATAATTCACGCATTTACCGTATGTGCATGGTGCACAGACTTGTGGTGATGGCGTTTATTGGTCCAATTCCTGATGGGCTTCAAGTTAACCACAAGGACGGAAATAAAACAAATAACTCTATATCAAACCTTGAGATCGTCACTCAAGCAGAGAATATGAGGCACGCAGTATTACATGGTCTTAGGCCCAGCGGAAGCAGACACTGCTTTGCGAAACTTAACGAATCACAAGTAAGAAAAATCAGGGACTTAAGGACGAGCGGAATGGGTCCAAAGGCTATTTCTGATTTATTCGGAGTGTCTTCTTCAAACATTTCCAATATCTGCGCTGGAAGGATATGGAGAACGGCATGAATAAAAAACTCTCGAGGGGAGAAGAATTTTTTGCAATGTGTTGTCGCGTGGAGAACCTGGAGCCAGTGCGGGAGTTCCGCTTCTGTGAGCGCAAGTGGCGATTCGACTTCGCGTTTCCTAATAGAAGACTTGCAGTGGAAGTAGAAGGCGGAATATGGAACGCAGGCCGACATAACAGGGCATCATCCATCGAGGCAGAAATGGTCAAATACAACACTGCCGCACGCCTTGGATGGATGGTATTGCGCTATTCGACGGAAATGGTTGAGAGCGGTCAGGCAATTGCGGAAGTTTTGGAAGTTCTGAAAGGAGAGAAGGCAGCAGCATGACGCAATTCTGGATTCATCTATCAAGGCAACTATTGGCCGCCGCGCAATGGTGCGAGCGGAAGGCAGGCGTGAAGCCATCCCACGGACGGCGCATCTGCGGCGGTTGCAAGCGGCAAGTGAAGCGGGGCGACAGGTGGCACATGATCGCTGGACAGGTCAGGCACTTTGACTGCATCCACCCAAACGTTATCCCGCTTCCCGACAGTCTGGTGCGGTTCCTGGACGGAACGGATGACGCGGCATGACAGATCATGAGTTAACCTGCAACCTCCTAGAAGAGATCAGGCAGTTAGAGCGAGAGATCGCGTTGGTGCAGGATCGGTGCGATGAAAATGCATTCGCACTAGCGGTTGTTCACTTGCCCCAGCCGTGCCGGGTAGTCCGTGATATCGCTACTTGGTCCCGCATCATCTCTCGACTAGAAGCCATTCGCGCAGACATCAAGCAGGGCATGAAAGAGGTTTCATGAACTACGAAGACTACAGGCGATCACAAACGCCCGAGGACGAGCAGGAGCGCATGGAACGTGCGGCACGCAGGCGTGAGGAACGCAGGATGTGGCTGGAAGAGCATGCTGATGAAGAAGAAACGTCAACGCTGGCACGAGGGTACTCAGAAAAGAGGATGAAATGGCTTTTGATGGATTGGTCGTAACATGCTGCGGCGAAGCTGGACAGGACATGGACGGCAATAATCTGTGCGTCTGCGGAGCCGAGGAGCGTGTTCTAAGGGCTTACATGCGGAATGACTCGAAACTAGGCTCTATGAACGCAGAGGATCGCGAATGGTGCCTCGGGGAAATTGCCCAAGTTGAAGGATACGACCGCAAGGATTACGAGAGTTGCAACGATGCTCAACTTGCGCGTGGCGTTCTGAATGCGTGGAGGGATTACTGCCGCGATATCGGACTGCTCTGACTACCGTCGCGATTAGCACTATGCGATGAACGCAGGATTGAGAAATTGAGAAGGAGGTGGGATGAGCATTCAGAGATGGAGAGTAAGCAGTCATAGGTTCCTTGATGATGAAGGAGACTACGTGCTCTACGCCGACCACATCAAGGAGATAGAGCCGCTGAAAGAGGCACTGAAGGAATTACGGGACCATCACTCTCACTGCATTCAATGTAACGACGGTGAAACGCCGGATGTAGACGACTGTCTTGTGTGCCTGATTGACGATGTGCTTGAAGCGCAGAAAGAGGAGAAGGAATGAGCGAGCCTGAGTTGAAACCGTGCGTATCCTGCGGAAAGTTAACTGAGTGGGCGTGTGCTGATTGCATGATTGACACTCGAATCTCTGTACATATCTGTGAAAATCCAGAGTGCCGTGACAAGCATGAGAAGAGTGGTAATTGTACCAATCCTAGTGCCGCAGCACGGAACAGGAGAGCAGGATGAGCGACAAGCCGATTGAGATTGCGGAGCGGTGGAAAGACAGGCATGGGCTTCTCAAGCTCTGGACAGGCGCAGGGAAGCATCCTAAGACAGAGCACTGCACCTTCGAATTCGCCAAGAACATTGTCACGCTCATCGAAGAACTCTCCCGCGCAGAGGAGCATGTACGGCAACTGCGGGAGGTGCTGGAAGATGCGGATGATACCTTAGCCAATTTCGGCATCAAGGAAACGATGCTGGGACGGCGTGGAATACGCAAAGCCCTCGCCAGCACCGAGCCGAAGGAGAAATCATGAAGATTCTCATTCTTGCAATAGTATTGCTTTCCAGCGTTGCCCAAGCACAAACTCCGCCTTCCGATAAGCTGGACCGCTTCGAGATTACGGCCTTGAGCGGCGTTACGGCATTCAAGAGCCTTGATGTCTACAGCACGCAATGGATGCTCCATCAGCACGATAAAGAAGTCTTTCTCCCAGGATTCATCGCGAATCATCCAGCCATAATGAGCGCATACTACGGCGCGACCATATCGGCGGAGACGCTTCTGGTGATGAAGCTCAACAAGCATCATCGCAAGATTGCTCGCCTGATCCCGGTTATTGACTGCGTGGGCACGGCATACTGGGGCATTCACAATCTCACTCTTAACAAGGCAAAGCCATGAAAGAAGAAGTCAACTTCCACCCGATGGCGTCTATGGCAGGGGAGTTCCTTGATCCAGAGCAGCGCAACCGTGTTTCAGTTCTGCCTGCAAGTTGGGTAGAGGATATTCCTGACCTGACGCCCACTGAAGTACGCCTGATCGCCGCAGGCATCCATCGCATCAATGGCCCAAGGGCAGACCAGATAGCGTGCAAACTGGCGCAGATGTACGAAAGGGATACACACAAGTGAACGATTATCAAGAGTTCTTGTATAACAAGGCAATTCAGTCTGTGCCATCAGGACTGACACACATTCCCGATCTGCACAGCAATATGTTCCCGCACCAGCGTGACGTTACCCAGTGGGCTTTGCGTATGGGCAAGTCTGCTGTATTCCTTGGAACTGGCATGGGAAAGACGTTCATCGAACTTGAGTGGGCACGCATCGTAGCGGAGCATACACAGTCAAAGGTTCTGATCCTTGCTCCCTTGGCAGTGGCGCAGCAGACGGTGAACATCGAAGCTCCGAAGTATGGAATTGAAGGTGCTAAGTACTGCCGCAGTTCTGAGGATGCAGATTGCCCTATCGTGGTCACGAACTATGACCGCTTGGACAACTTTGATCCTGATGACTATGCCGGCATAGTTTTGGATGAATCTTCCATCCTCAAGTCGATGGACGGGAAAACGCGCATTGCTCTGATCGAGGCATTCCGCAATACTCCCTATCGTCTCGCTGCAACTGCCACACCTGCGCCGAACGATTACATGGAGCTTGGCAACCACTCTGAATTTCTCGGTGTGATGACGGCCACGGAAATGCTTTCAATGTTTTTCGTTCATGATGGCGGAGAAACACAGAAATGGCGTCTCAAGGGCCATGCACGCAAAGAGTTCTGGAAATGGGTATGCTCGTGGGCAGTCTCCATGCGGAAACCTTCAGACATTGGCTACAGCGATGAAGGCTTTGAGCTTCCCCCGCTGCACTATCACGAACATTTGGTGGAAGTGGATCAGCCTACCAGCGGAATGCTTTTTGCCATGCCTGCGGAGACGTTGCAGGAACGCATCCAGGCACGCCGTGACACGCTTGATCTGCGAGTAGCGGAAGCTGCTGCGGTGATTGAAAGCAAGCCCGAAGAATCATGGCTGGCATGGTGCAATCTCAATTCTGAGAGCAAGTCGTTGACCAAAGAAGTAAATGCCACTGAACTGACAGGCTCAGACGATCCGCAGGACAAGGAAGAGAAGATGCTTGGATTCGCGTCTGGAGAGATAGCTCGCCTAGTGTCCAAGGTATCAATTTGCGGTTTCGGCCTAAATCTTCAGGTTTGCTCGCACATGGTTTTCGTGGGCATCAACGATTCATGGGAAGGCTTCTATCAGGCAGTGAGACGCTGCTACAGGTTTGGCCAGAAGCGTCCAGTGCATGTTCACATCATCGCGGCATCGACGGAGGGAAACGTGCTCGATAATCTGAAGCGCAAAGAAAAGGATGCAGAAGAGATGGCAGAAGAGATGGTTGCTAACACGCAGGACTTGACGAGGATGAACCTGCGTGGAACGACGCGGAGCACGTCACCATACGTGCGTGATGTAAAGAGCGGAAAAGGATGGACGATGCACCTTGCCGACTGCGTTGAAGCAGCGCAGGAAATCCCTTCCGACTCTATTCATTATTCGGTGTACAGTCCTCCTTTCGAGACGTTGTACACGTATTCGAACTCTGAACGTGACCTTGGAAACAGTCGCACATCGGAAGAGTTCTGGCAGCACTATCGGTTCCTGATTGGCGAGACATACCGCGCCATGATGCCGGGAAGGCTTGTATCCATTCACTGCATGAATCTTCCCACATCCAAGGTGCGGGATGGTGTAATCGGCATTCGCGACTTCCGTGGAGAGATCATTCGTTCATTCGAGGATGCGGGATTCATCTACCATTCTGAAGTCTGCATATGGAAAGACCCTGTTACTGCCATGCAGCGCACTAAAGCACTTGGACTACTGCACAAGCAGATTCGCAAGGACTCGGCAATGAGCAGGCAGGGAATCCCCGACTACCTTGTTACCATGCGGAAACCGGGGGAGAACACGGAGCCTATCAGCCATACGCATGAAGAGTTTCCTGTGAGCCTATGGCAGAGATATGCATCTCCTATCTGGATGGACATTAACCCATCGGACACTCTGCAATATCGTTCGGCACGCGAGCACAATGATGAGAAGCACATTTGCCCATTGCAGCTTGAAGTAATCCGCAGGGCAATCAAGCTATGGTCGAATCCCGGCGATACGGTTTGGAGTCCATTCGGTGGAATCGGATCTGAGGGTTATGTGGCAATCGAGCAGGGAAGAAAGTACCTTGGAAGCGAATTGAAGGCGTCCTACTGGCGGCAGGCGTGTGCAAATCTTGAATCGGCACACAAGCAGGCGCAGACATTGTTTGACGTTGTGGAAGCGCAATGAAAATGTCTTCTGAGTTCGGATCGCGAACGCATTGTGACGCGGGGCATGACCTGAAAGTGCATGGCATCGTTACGCTTGGCATCCAGCGTTGCAATGCCTGCCATGCTTCCAAACTACGCAAGATGATGAAGGACAGGCCAGTTAAATTGTGGGCGAAGAAGTAACGGGAGGAAACATGGAAATCAGAATGACAGAAGAAGATTTTGAGGATATGCGGATTGCTTCCCGAGAAGCAAAGCATGTGCTGGACGAGCAGCAATACGGAGTGGGAATAGATGTTCTTTCCGCCATCGTCGCAGAAATGGGACGTGCCAGGCGTCATGGTGAGCGTTTCTCCAGTCTCCATGAGGCTTATGCGGTGATACTAGAAGAACTTGATGAGGTTTGGGAGATCACGCGCAAGAAGCGGTGCAACCGCAATGAACTGGAACTGAGAAAAGAGTTTATTCAGATTGCAGCGATGGCACTTAAGGCTGTGGAGTCAATGAGCAACTTTACGGGCGGGACGGTCTAGCTACCGTCGCGATAATCAAAATAGCGGGACGGCATGACCGCCCCGCATTATAGTCCTACGGAAGAGCCGGAGCCTCGACCCCGAGAAGTGCACATGAATCAATAATGATGTGCTCAAGAACCGTCTTGAACTGAGGAATATTTGCGGGACTCTTCTTCAGGCCAGCGAGAACTCCCATTACTGTGGTAAGGATAAACTGCTCCCAGAAACCTGCCATTTTTGATCTCCTCTTTCTGTTTAGGTTGATGTTTGCACGCTTTTGGCGCACAGTGGTCAAGTGCTCGTTTCATCCGGCTTCTCATCCGGCTTCTTCGGGTGAGCTGTAAGCAGCCCTATTCCCGCTCCAATTACCCCAACAGCGGCATCAGAATTGATTCCCTGGTTCTTGCAGAATATGTCAAATGTCATGCCCAGGGAAATGACAAGTATGGCAATCCACGGCGTAGACAGGGAATTGATTGCCATTATGAATCGTGTCAGCATGGTTCACCATTCCACAGCGCAATCTCTGCCTTGCGACGGTTCACCAGTCCTTCTAGAACTTTGCCTCCCGCTAGTATCCATCCATGCGGAGTGCCATCTGGGTCCAAGTGGTAAAGCTCATAAGGAACGCAGGCATAATCGCCGGAGTTGAGCTTTTTAAGAAGTGTGCTGTCTGCCAGTTTGCCTTGGCCCATGTTGAATGTGAAGTCGCACAGGCAGTCAAACTGCCCCTGGTTGAGTTCGACCTTGACCAGACGATTTACGGCATCGACTGCAATCTTCATGTCTTCGCACAGAATGTTTTCGGCTTCCGCTTCAGTAACGGACCGGAAAGACTCACCCGATGCTAGCTTGTGCCCATAGCCCACGGTAAGGAACCCTGCAGCATCCATGTAGACGTTTGCGCTGAACCCCTCGAAAGACTTGGTTAGACGGTAAAGGTCGTCACTCGGATTCATTGTCTTCCTTGGGTGGTTCCAGCACTTCTTCTTCGGTTTCGCACTGAATTGGCGGCGGGTCTTTCGGCGGAAGTGGATAGCCTGTCGGATCGGGCGGAGGATTGGTAGGAGTGTTCATTTTGTCCTCACATGCGGGATTGCCGCATCGCTTACTTGTTGATCGTTGATCTGCTGCGCCATGCTGTGATGCTCTGCTTCCCTGATTCCGAAGTAGAGTGTTAGACCGGCAATCAGCACTCCAATGAGCCACTTGATCAGCCGGAGATTTGAGTCCATTGAATACATGAGAGTCTTCAGACCGGGGGAATTCTCATCTCCGACCAGCAGTCGCTTTTGATCGTCCTGCTCATACTTCATAGTCGTGATTTGAGCTTGCATGACGGCGTAATCGCGCTCCAGACCTGAAACACTGTCTACAAGCTCCCTCCATTCGCCGATATCAGTAGTAGGTTGCACCAGGGTTCC